AAGGAGGTACACGCCCAAGCCAAGGCATAAAACACCAATGACTCGAGTTCGAACGTATAGCCGTTCCCCATCATGGAGAAGACCTCGTTCTCGTGCATGTCTCCGTCGATCAGGGTAAACGGTGTCCGAAGCGCTTCCAGCGCCCAGGCCCACCGCCAGTCCAGATCCTTACGGTTTTGAGAACCGATTAGGTTCCAGACAAGGCCACATGTGACAGATTGGCTTGCGCCTTTCACATCTACTGTAGCCTCATGCCCTGTCAGGCTGGCACTCAATGCCCTAACCTGATTATGGGTTTGGTCGCTAAGATCGACGCCCGCATCATGCAGACGACGACGGATCATCTTACCAATGCTAAGTTGCATGGCGATGTTCCCATCGGGAGGAATCCCGATGCCACGATCAGTTTTCGCGTTCTTGCGGACGCTGGTCCAACGGTCGAACTGGCATATCCTTGCCAGGTGCTCCACTATTTTTACCCCATCATGAGGTACCTTATCCCCAGAGCAATCAACCCAGTGGCTTTCACCACCGGACTTCTGGCTCATGCAGTAGGACCATCCTGGTTCATTCTGCAGTAGGTTACGGAAAAGCGGAAGCGCTTCGAGCGTTACTGCGGGTGTCTCCAATTGTAGTTTTTTCTCTACGGTCGATTCACGGTACCGTAGCGAAAGCGTACTCTTGGGGCCGAATCTCCAACCCTGCCAGAACTCTGCTTCGGAAAATTGACCGAGTATCTCAGCGATTTTGCTTCGCGCAAGGCATAATACCTGCGCGATGGTGCTTGAAGGCACCTCGCTGAGAAGCCGATCATTCGTGGCAGAATTCACCGCTTCGTCCTCGTAGAACGAGGTCTTGGCGGCTAATCTGGTCTCGATCCCTAGATCAAATGCGGGATATTTCCGCAGCAACTCCCGAAGGAGGTACTTATCGCGGAATTGCACATCTGACTCCTCTGGCATTGCGACAGAGGTAACCTCACTCGGAGTATGACTCCGGTACAAATGGCTTAGCCCTAAGGCTTCAGCCACAAGTATAAAGAGGCTGCAAGGGTCAACAGGCTGGAAAGCCCAACGACGATCGTGTAGAGCCATGGACGAAACCTCCTAAAGGCAGACGGCGGCAGCACAAAGGCTGCCGTATTGACGAGACACAATGGGCACTCCTTTCGGGAGAAACCCGTGTGAGGGCAGTGAGAAGGACTGGACTCACCCGAATCTTCGGGATAAGCCCATTTGACGTCCTCCTCAGACTCCGGCTTCATGGCCGAAATCCTACCACACGAACTCGCCCAGGTCGACCATCTTCTGGATCGGCGTTGCCGCCAGAAGACCAGCCGCGACTGTGCGGATCGTCTCGCGCTGCTCGGAGGTCCACGACGGGGGGACCAGGAATTTCACCTGGACCGACCCGAAGTTTTCCACAGCTCGCCTCGTCACCCCTTCAATCGTGGTCTCTACCACGTAGGGTACACGGAGGTTGATCGTGTGCTCCTCGACGGTCTTACCGTCTTTACGTGAGAAGCGTACGGTTTCGCGACCCGAGGACATAACTTCGCCCAGATTCTGGTACGAAGCTACGCCGCCGTCGATCCCTGATGGGGAGTAGACGTGGTCGTCAGTGTTGCCGTCAACG